AATGATTTAGAATTAGTAGTGAATGGAAGCACAGCCGCCGTCGATGGCAGCGGTCATCTATCTACAGCATCAGCATCGGAGGGAAGCACTAATGTATTTGCTTTCTAAAAGAAAAGTATTAGTCTTAGTGAGAGTATTTTATTATCGCCCTGACTTTCGCAATCTTATTCAAGAGTTCGCTTGGCAAACAGAAGATGTTGTGCCAAAGTATCCAAGAGTAAATAGATTTTTAAACTATTGGAAAGAAAACATTGATGCTGTGATTGCTGATATTGAAATGGCTGAAATCCAAAAAAAACCAAAGTATAGATCAGTAGACGATATCTTCAGATTTTAATATAAATAAAAAGAAAAAGAGTTACTATCATGGCAGCATATAAATCAGGTGCAGTAAATCCTAACAGAAAAAGTATTGTCTATAAAGATTTAGGATTAACATTTAGTTCTCATCCTGTTACTAAAAAACTAACTGTATTAAAAAACGAAAATGCTATCAAGAGAGCAATTAGAAATCTTATTTTAACTAATAAAGGTGAGAGATTTTTTAATCCTTTGTTCGGTGGTAATATTACATCTCAACTGTTTGAAAACTTTGGTCCTGTTACTGCTATTAATATGAGAGAGGATATTACTGAGGCTATTCAAACATATGAACCAAGAGCAACAGTTCTAGAAGTTGAAGTGAAAAAGAATATTGACTTGAACAGTGTGATGATAAATATATTTTTTAGTATTGATGAAAATCCACAAGTACAAGAATTAAGTTTTAACGTTGAAAGAATCCGATAATGGCAGCTAATAATGCAATCCGAGTTTCAGATATTAACTTCGACCAGATTAAGACGAATCTAAAAGCATTCTTATCTGACCAAAATGAGTTTTTGGACTATGATTTCGAAAGCTCAACCATGTCTGTGTTATTAGACTTGCTCTCATATAACACCTATTACAATGCTTTCTATCTTAATATGGTCGGTAACGAAATGTTTCTTGACTCAGCACAGTTGAGAAACAGTGTTGTATCTCGTGCAAAACAGTTGAACTATATTCCACGCTCTGCTCGTGGTGCAACTGCCAGTGTTAATGTTTCTGTCGATCCAGATGGTTCACCAACATTCTTTACAGTTGCTGCTAATACAAAGTTCACCACAACAATTGACGGCACCTCTTATACATTCGTTACATCAGATGCAACATCCCTCACACCCTCTTCTAATGGCACATTCTCAGGCTCACTAAATCTTGTTGAAGGTGAACCATTACAGCAAAGATTTACTGTCAGTACAACAAGTCCTGTTCGCTATATTCTTCCTAATGACAACGTTGACACTACAAGTTTTACAGTTCGTATTCAGGAGTCTTCATCAAATACTTCGATTGCTACTTACAATCTAAACAATGATATCTCTGCTGCAAACTCTATCTCAGAGATTTATTTTATTCAAGAAAATGAAGATAACAAATATGAGGTATACTTTGGCGATAATGTCTTCGGCAAGAAACCAAAGGATGGTAATATTGTAATCGTTGACTATCGTGTTGTAAATGGTTCTACAGTAAATGGTGCCAACAATTTCTCTGGTGACTTTACTGTTACAACAACTAGTGCAGCGCAGGGTGGTGCTTTTCAAGAGTCTATTGAATCAATCAAATACAACGCACCATTTAAGTTTCAAGCACAAGATCGTTTGGTTACATCAAGTGACTTTAAAAATATTATTCTTGCTGAAAATGGTGATATTCAGGCTATCAGTGTTTGGGGTGGTGAAGAAAACACACCACCTGTATATGGTAAGGTGTTTATCAGTGTGAAACCTACTAGCGGGCCAATCATCTCTGCCACACGCAAAAGCACACTACAAACCACCTTGAAAGATCGTAGTATTGTATCTGTGGAGACCGAGTTTGTAGATGCTACTTATTTGTATATCAATCCAAGCATTACAGTTCGTTATAATCCACGGACAACATCTCTATCTGCTTCAGAGTTGAATACAAAGATTCAGAATGCTTTGATTTCTTTTGAAGCAAATAATCTTGGTACGTTTGGCAATAAGTTTTATGTGTCTAATTTAACTGAGGTCATTCGGGCGTCAGATAATAGTTTTGTATCAGCAGACATTCCATTTACCATTGAGAAGCGGTTTGTTCCCACAACAAATGCAATCAATACATATCAGGTTCAATTTAACAATGCTATTCATCACCCACATGATGGTCACCTTGGTGCAGTATCATCAACAGGGTTTACCATTGGTGACGAGACAGTATATCTAGAGGATGATGGTATAGGTAATCTTCGCACATTCATTTTGGTCACTGGTAATAAGATCACACGAAACAAGAACTTTGGTACAGTCAATTATGGGTCTGGTTTGATTACAATCTTCAATACACTTATTACTGGATATGTTGGTGATGCAATTTCAATTAAGATGAAACCGCAAGAAAGTAATATCTTTGGTATTCGTAATGAGATTTTACTTGTCTCAGGTGCAAGTGTTGCTACAGTTGATAATGACACAAATAACACAACGTCCACAGTCGGTGCTGTTGCAACTAACGGTACTACTACGACGGTGTTGACTGATAATGCGATTGCTAACTATGGTGTATCGTCTGTTGCTTCGCTTTCAACATCTGCTAGTACCACAACAGTTAGTTCTGGCACAACAACATCTTCTTCTATTAGCGGTTCATCATACTAATGGCTACAGATAAGAAAACATCGGTACTCGTAGCAGAGCAGTTACCCGACTTCGTTCTTGAAGAAGGTCCAAAGCTACAGAGATTTATCGAAGCATACTATGAGTTTATGGAACAGAATGCTGGTGCTATTGATGGCACCAAAAATCTGTTGGCATATCAAGATATCGATACGACAACCGATAGTTTTCTACAATATTTTCGTGAAGAGATTTACAAAAATGTACCTGACAGTGCATTGATTGACAAACGATTGCTTGCTAAACACATTCGTGAAATGTATCGAAATAAAGGTACAGAAAAATCATATAAGTTTTTGTTTCGTGCATTATATAACGAGGATGTGGACTTCACATATCCTGGTGACTTTATGCTACGAACTTCAGATGGTCGTTGGACTGAAGAAAAGTATCTTCGTGTCACAGGGCTCGGTGAAGCAAGTGCTGGTGCTATTGAGGGGCAGATTGTTACTGGTGATACATCATCTGCTTATGCTCGTGTTGAAAAAGTTGACCAAATTGTTGAGGGTGGTACACTTATCACTGAATTGTATCTCGGTAGCATTGTTGGTACATTTTCAAATACAGAGACAGTCACCTCTGATGTAACATCAACCACCGCACAAATTAAAGTCAATGGCGGCGCAGCATTACAAGAAAAGGTGGGTCGTTATATTGGAACTCGTGGTCAGCTAAGTTCTGACCAACGCCTACAAGATAGTCTTTACTATCAAGATTACAGTTATGTTCTTCGCTCGCCACAGTTTGTTGAGCGTTACAGAGAGACAGTTTTAGAATTACTACATCCTGCCGGCACAAAGTTATTTGGTGAAACAACAATCATCTCACCATTCAGCGTTCGGTCAGCAACAACTGATACATCATTCACAATGGATGTTGAGTTTGATTTTGCTACAGAACAAAACATTGGTAATGTGGAGAGTGTGATTGTTGGACCAGACCTCAAAGGTGTTGGTCGTCTGTTTATTCCTGGAGCAAATGCTACGAATACAATTGCTAAACTACTGGCTGAGGGTGTTAAACATAACGTGCCTGAAACGATTGATGCATATGCAGGTATCAAGATTAGAGACTTTGGTAGCGACCGATTAGTATTTGGTAACAATACCACGTTTATGTCTGATGGGTTTATATTCCCTGGTTTCGTAAAACAAAACTCATTGAATCCAAACAATCTTCTTGGTTTTGGTGGTACTAACTTTAATACTTTACAGGCAAATGATAGAATTGTTTTGGCAAACACAACTGGTTATAAATCACAAGTAATGAAAGTTGTATCTGTTGCTGGTGCAAGTTCATTGATTACAAGTCCAGCGGCTGTAAATACTGGATTTCATGAATTATTTGCCAACTCATCGACTGGTGGTATTTTGGCACTCACAAGAGGATTGCGACTTACGGACGATATTATCATTATTGATGGTACACCGGATACTAGTATCCGATCCATCTTCAATCTTGCTATCGAAGACATCTTTGATAACAAGCTAGCTACATATGGAGCTTATGCAAATACTCAACATGCCGTCAGCAGTTTAGGTAGCAATCTTGTTATGTCTATCTTCCCTGATTATAGTCGTCCACCAATTTCAAATAGTTCGTTTAGTCTAGTTCGTCCTGGCACAACACCAGAAATTCCAACATTCGACTCTAGTCGTGTAACTTTCGATTCTGTCGCATTTAGATTCGATCAAATCTAATAAATAGAAAATAAAACTTTCGAGGAAACCATGGCAAAACAAACGATTAATATTGGTACAGTTGCTGATC